TGCCAAGAAGCATGATCTTTCTTAGCCGTCTTCCATCAAGACCTTTGTTAAATTTTTCCAATGCATCATGGGCATGGTCTATATCTTTTTTATATCTCCTACCTTCAAATGATTTTTTACCTTTATCATAACTAGATAGTGAATCCATACTAGCAAAGTCTCCCATGCATATTACAGTATTCGGTTTTAGATCATGTGCAAATTTACCTGCCCATAAAAATCTTTCATTGCTTGCTTTGGGTGTGCAATGAGGGTCACCCATAACTAAATGTGTTGCCACTAGTTTAACTCCTTATCACGTTTTTGTTTTAAGAACTCTAAGAAATCTACAACATTAGAATCGTCATCAAATTCTGCAACAGAACTAATTGTCATAGTCTTATCATTCTTTTTTTTATCATCAGCAAATCCACGAAGACCCCATAAAAACGTAGAATGGGGATCGGTAGTTGCCATTTTTATCATGCCTCTAGCTATAGTAGAACATAATTCATATTCTTCTGTTGTCATTCTGGATTGATTATCCATAATTATACCACAAGTAAATCCTTTTTGCCATGGGGTAATAATAACTTTAACAGAATTAATTATATTAAGTTTATCTTTTTTATCTGACATTCCAATACCTATCAATATTTTCACTACTGTAATCTATTACTTTGTATTCGTAACCTCTCTTCATACTTTTTCTACCAAATTCATTTGCATCTTTTTCTCTGTCAAAGATAGTGTTAGTAAATAATTTATAATCATTTTCTTTTTTATTTTTAAATACTATAAAATATAAGTGCATAACCTAGAGTCAATGATGACTAGACCCCTCAAACTAACCACCATTGAACTCTTCTGTCTCCTCGTAAAAGGAAATCTATAATTTTGTTTTATCATTTATTTATATTTTCCCATACCTTTATAGCTGCCGACTTAATATTATTATCCCAATAAAAAGGACTAGGGTCAGTATTTAAAGGTGTTATCTTTATAGCTTTTTCTATATCATTATCACACATATCAATATAATTTTCTAAAGATTTAAAATCTCTAACTAATTCTTTGTATCCACTTTTTACATCCTGCTTTGTAAGATCATACCACAAAGTTTTTTTAGGTGAGCAATACAATAAAGATATTGGTTTATCATGTAACACAGAATATAAAGCCTGCTGTCTAAGATGATCTATCTTTGGTTTCTTAGGCAATCTAAGTGTTGACTTTAAATCAACTATTAGATTATCGTATTCAAAGTCAGTAAACAATCTAACTGGATGTTTAAGTCCTTCTATATTTTCTACCTTTTCTTTTTGATAACTAATTATATTTCTTAACTGTCTTTCATATAGTTTCTCTTCAAACATTTTAGCTATGTTTATAGAATTATATAACTCTTCTTCTGCATTAAAAAAATTATTTTTTTTAAATCTATGAGTTAATAACTTTTCAAAATGACTATCATCCTTTTGAGACATACCTCTTTTTATTTTATAGTAAGCACCAAACTCTGCAAGATTACCTCTAACCATTGCAGGACTACTAGATACTCTTAAACCTAATCCGTAGTGAACAAGCCACTCACTCGGATTATGTTTAAACTTATTAATAGAACTAAAGCTATGTTTAAAGTCTGACTTGATTATATTTTTTAATTCCATTTAATACCTAGTAGTTAATTTATTATGCTGATAATATTTCTTCTGGATCTAACTCTTTGACAACTTTAGCATCAATAGTATCATTAGAATTAGAAGATTTAGATTTAGCTGAATTATATAAATCTATGACTTCTTTATTCTCAGCATCAATAGATTCTTGAAACAGCTTTATTGTATCCATATTATCATCTGATAATTGTAGGTTAGCATCTGAGTTTACAAGTATATCTGGGGTATAGTAAACATTACCACCTTTCTTTTGTCTCTTAGTATTTAAAGACAAAGTACAATTAAACATAAGTTTTTTTCTCTTGTTAAGAAGATCTAAAGCAGAAGTAACTGGTGAAAAAGCCGTACCTGTAACTCTGTATAACACAGGTAGATTTTTTATAGATGTAGTTTCACCTTTAGCATTAACACCTTTATCAAAACTTAATAAACCATAGACTAATTTATAGCATCTAATAGTTCTCTGTTCTTCTAATTGTTCTGGGGTTAAACTTGATCTTTCTTTAAATGGTATCTTACCACATTTAGTACCACCTAAGATATCTATAGCTTCTTCTCTCCAACTTTTAAAGATTATAGATCTATTTACATATTCACTTTTAACAGCATCATAGTGCATGTATTGCATGGCACTTATAAATGGTCGTAGTGTTACAGGTTTTGAATATACATTCTGCCCTGTACTTGAATCGTATGTATAAAAATGACCTACTGGTAATTGATTACCATCATCATCTTCTGGGCTACGATTTATAGCTAGCCTAGGTATATTAACACCCATGCTAGACCCATCATCCTGTCCTATAGCTTGCATTATCTGCTCATTAGACATTCCTTTTACTATCACATTATTATCAGACATTTGTCCTCCTTATTTTAGTTTCTGTGTATATCATATTTATAAAAAAATACCATTGGTTATTTTGACGCATTATAAAGTATTTTAATTATCAAATAAGAAACGTATATTATAGACATTATAAACAATATTTTTTCTAACATATTATTGTCTCTCCATTTATTATTTTTACCTCTAGGTCATCAGCGTTTGCAAAGTATGTCCACTCTGACAAAAACTCATGCTTGTCATTTATATACAATGTTGTAGGCTCTAT